TCCAATCTGTTAATAGCTCTCATATCAGTTCTATTTTTCTTGAAAGCATCACCACCAACGTTAGTTGAAGCAACTGAGATTTTTTGACGATCAAATAAAGTAATCGCTTCTTTTAAATCTCCCATAATCATTGGTGCTTTCTTAGTTTCTACACCAGTAGTAGGAAGAATCTTGTTTGAAACGTAGAAAATACGCTTACCTTTAAGAGTCATTGCACCACCCTGAGTAACATCCGGCTTAAGTAATGATTTACCTTCGCCATCTTCTAAAGAATCTAAATAGTTATAACCATCTTGATTCGTTAAGATGATAGCACCAGCAGCAATCGAAGGATCTAAATCAACATTTAACACCTCTTTGATCTCTTTGATTGTTCTAATATCTTTCTTTGTAAATGTAGCTAATACAGCTATAATCAAACTATTTTTAGTCGCTTTGTCTTTCTTCAATAACCATTTAAGTATATGAGCCTTAATCTTTGCAGCCGAATCTTTTAATAAGTTATTAGGAATTGGTAAGAAACCGCCACGATCTTCAATTGCAAAGCTAACCGTTTCAAACTTTGGCCCAGTTTCACCAGGTACTGCAGCACCTTCTACAAATTTCACAAATGCCGTTGAATCTGCATCCTTTTCAAATACTCTTGAACCTTTTGTTGATGATACTGGTTCCACATTTACAAACTGAGATAAATCTGTAAAATCTCTTTTGCGTTCATTGATTTCAGTTTGAACATCTGCAGGGATTAAATAACCACCATCTTCATCAGTTCCAGAAGCTAACGCCTTGTGATCTTCTAATAATTGTGATTCTTCAGAATTCAACGTTTTACCCTTAAATGCTTTATAGAAAACATCAGCATAATTAAGCGTCTCTTCTCCTGTTGGATTCAATGGCTTTTTATTCTGAGGCGTAAAATCGTCGTCTTCTAAATCTTTGAGAATGTCAATTTTATTTTGAATCTCTTTGACTTCCTCAGTTAAGGCTTTCGCTTCAGTGATTTTACCATCTGCTAATAATGCCTTACCTTCTTGTTTCTTAGCGTTTAAGCTCTCTAATAATGCTCTTAATTCTCTTGACATAAGTCCTCCTTATAACTAAAAAAAACTAGCTAAATGCCAGTTCTAAAGCCACTAATTCAATTTCATCTGCTGTCGGTGCTGCTGGTACTTCAGTATTCACCTGGTTACTCACCATGATCTTTGGTGCGTTTTTAAATCTGCTAAAATCCATTGCCTGATTGTTGATATTAAGAATTCCATCTTTTAAACATGCAGCAATCGCCTTTTCAGATTCAACATGATCTGCAAAACCTTTTTCTACTGCTTCTTTGCCAGTGAGCCACGTTTCAGCGTTCATCATTCCGGTTATTTCTTCTTCGGATAAACCAGTTTTTTCTACATATACAGCTATCAAACTTTTAGCAATATTATCTAAATCATCAGCCATTTTTCGCATATCTCTAGCATTACCCATAGCGATATTCCAAGGATCATGAATCATGATCATCGCGTTTGAGGGTATTGTAATTGTGTCGCCAGCCATCAAAATAATACTTGCGATACTTGCAGCCAATCCATCAACGTGCATATTAACTTTTGCTGGATGTCTCTTTATGATGTTATAAATTGCCTGACCAGCGAATACACTTCCACCAGGACTGTTGATATAGATGTTTAGAGTTTTAATCTCTCCAAGTGCATCAAGGTCCTTTTTAAAATTTGTTGGTGTGATATCCTCTTCCCAGTAATCGTAACTAGAAATTTCACCGTACATGTAGATTTCAGCGGTTCCATTTTCAAGCGCTTTCATCTCCCAGTATTTTATTGCTGCTTTACTGATTTTTATCACCATCCTTTTTATACTGTTGACCGGCCATATGAACAGGGATCATATTTCCATTAGTCAATAACACATCTCCACCCTCTTTAGGTGGCATATCTTCTTTTGAGCGAACTTCATTAGACGTAACAAAACCCGATTGAATACCTATTCTATAAGCTTCGTACCGGGTTTTAATGTCGCTTCTGAGCATCGCATCAATATTAAATTTAGCCTCATAACCACTTCTGAGCTCTCGATCAGTAAGTAGTTTATAAGTACATTCCTGTTCATACATGGTTAAATCACTCTGCAGAGTCTCAACATAAAACTCTTTTTGTGATTCTGTTATGTTGCTATAAGTTGCGCTAGACATATCCCCCAACTGGTGCATTTTTATGCCGTAAATAGACGCAATTTGTCTTATAGTGAGTTGAGTATTCTCAATGAATTGCGCATCGGTCATACTTAATGAGATAGGTTGAAACTTATATCCCACTGGTAACAGTGAGATTTTATGAGCATTTTTAAGCCCATTCGCCATCTCTTCGAAGTTGGTTCTAAAATTTTCTTTTGCATTTTTGTCAAGATCACCAACATACTCAATGATCCCTTTGCTTTGCATGCCGCCCTTATAAAACTTGTTGATATACTCTTGGCTGGACTTTGCATTTTCGACAATAACCCGGTTGTATTCAAGCGGATTGAGTCCTACGATTCCATCAAGAGTAAAACCTCTGAAATGAAGTAAATCATCAGGCGTAAGTTTGTACTGTGATCCGGACGGATCCGTATAGATGTACCATATACCATTTTTAACCCCTACCAGCCCAACATCATCAACATAGATTTTCACCCTGCTATACTCTAGCGGATATAAACCGACGATAGTCGCACTTTTTCGACCGGTGCCGTACTCAATATAAACATAAGCATTACCGCAAATATTTTTATGAGTTTCTACACAGTTCCAAAAGTTACTAGCTGACATGTACTTGTTTGGCCTTAGGTTTAACAGCATATACAACGGATGCTCTTTCGCAACTCTAGCACTTTCATCATTCTGGTACAATTTTAGCGGTAATTTGCTCATCGCATCCGCTCGTATCTTTAGGCATGCATAAACTGTTGATTCTCTTAATGCTTGTTTATCTTTTACATTAATTGAATCTAGGCTTATACCTAAATGCTGCAGTAGCGCTTCATCTTCGAGTGTCAAAACTTCAGGTGTGAAGAACGCTTTAACCTTGTTATACCATTTCAATGCATCACCTCTCTTATTTCCATAACTTATCTAAAAATTCATCTTGAGCAAACTCAGATACATCCTCAGTATCTTCAGCCCAGTATGTCATGGCTCTTTTGTGTGAGAATATGCAAGTAGCTGCAGGATCTATTCTCTTGAATCTTGATTTTTTCGATATCTTAATCTCACCGAATGAATTAGTATCTTTTTCACAGTTGTTTAAAGACCATGATAAAAGCTTGTTACCATCATGAACGACCTGGCCAACTCTAACAGAATCATGAAAATTACGTGTTGGTTCATCTAATTTCGCACAACTTTGATGAATCTGTACACATTCATATCCCATACGTTCAAGTTCTGCTACTAAAACGTTGGCATTGTGTGCGTCATAGCAAATCTCAACTACTTTGAAATCGTAACGGGTTACTATATCGTCTATATAGTTGATCATGGCCCAGTAATCCACAATAAGACCTTTATTAGCTTCTGTTGCAATTAACCAGCCTTTATCAACCCAAAAATCATAGGGGATCTTATCAGTCTTTTTCTTTTCTTCCATGACTCCCTCAGGTAAAAAACTCTGACTAAAAAACGCATACATTCTCATTTGATCTTCTTTACTTAGAAACGGAAACTCAAAACTTATACTTGTAAGGTCGCCTGTTTTGGAGAGATCCACCCCAATATAACAATCCATGCCTCTAAAATCTTCGAAGGTGATTTCTTTTTTACATTCGTACCAGTGATCAATATTTATATATTTCTTATCACCAAACTTTACCCACACATTACAGTTCTTTGTAAGAAACTTTCTGATTTTCTCTTCTTCTCCTGAGTCGTACGCTCTTTTACATTCTCGTGCTAAATAATCGCGGCCGACTTGATAAGTAGATACAACAGGGTTTGACTTTGGCCATACCGTTTCGTCTTTAGGATCATCGCCTTTGTCTAACTCAGTAATCATGATAAAGTACTCGTCATTTCCTAAAGTTTCATCTAGGATATTAGAGCAGTATTGATATTCTGCATAACAAGGCTTATCTTCAAAATCAGTACCAGCAGTTGAAATAATAACAATAAGCGGCTCTGCTCTTGCTACCATACCGGACACCATAACATCGTATTGATCACTATTAGGATGTGCATGATATTCGTCAATAATAGCCATTTGAGGGTTTTTTCCATCCCCACTTTTTCCAGCTTTTTTGGATAGATGTTTTATAAAGGATCGACTTTTCTTGTGTATGATCTCCTTTTGATTAAACTTGAATCGATGTTTGACATATTTACCACACATTAAGTCGATTTCATCAAATACAATTTTCGCCTGTTCTCTTTCAACGCCTAATGTATAAATTTCCGCAGCTTGCACACCACGAGCAGCCGCTTCATAAGATGCCATTCCTGCCTCTAGTTGTGATTTACTGTTTTTCCTGGCTAACTGGATGTAAGCATATTTAAACCTTCTGTATTGTGTTTCATTATGTTTCCAGGCATATATATTACATACAATAAACTTTTGAAACGTTGTTAATATGATGGGCGATCCAGCTAGAACCCCTTTACTATGTTTCATGTAGCCAAACCAGGAAACAATCTTCATCGCTTCGACTTCATCCCAGTAATATAAAAAGGTTTCGTCATGCTGCATCTTATCGATGTCACGAAGAAACCTCTCACAAGCTTTAATATGTTTTTTACATGCTACTATTTCGCCATTTACAATGTCGTTACTATACTGGATCAGCTCTTCAATGATTGTATTATACATACTCGAATATTCCTTCGAACTCTTCTTCTAACTCATCCCCCTCCGGTGTTGAGGACTGCATAATTTTTAATCTTGATGCTGGTGATAATCCATAGTCTGAAGAAAACTTTTTAACCATTTCAGCATATTTTAATTGAGTCTTGATTATAGGATTCTCAATATAGTTTGAAAAGCCAGCTTTATTCGTATGCTCGATTGACAACTCCTCGCCATGAAGAGCAATCGTACAATGAATAAATTTATCTATACTCTCGCTCAGAATTGCCAACCCATACACATCGACATTACAATAAAGATTTGCTTCTTGAAGATCTATTACGATTTTCTTAAAAATCTTTTTGCCATCCTTGCTTAAAAATTTTGGAGGTTTGATTTTGTCTGACTTAAGGTTCTGAAGTTGTTCCTCTTGTTTTTTTCTTTCAGCCATCTCAGCTTTAGTCATATGAGATTTATTCCCATTGGCTATTATTTGCTCTAAACTCATATTTTTTGACATCGGTTCCCCCCTTTCAATAAAAAAACGAGAAAAATTAGTTTAACTAGGGGGCTGCGGTCATACTAAAAACTGCAAAAAGTTAAAAAATACCCCCTACTTCAGGTTTTTATGATTATTTGATTAATAACTAATTTTCTCAATATTTATGATCTATAGCGTTGTGACACGACTTGCATACGCTGATCAGGTTCTTTGTATCTAACTTTCTTGACCAATCTTCTTTTAACTCAACTATATGATGTACAAGCTCAGCTGATGTTATCTGTGGTGAATCCATCTTCAGACAATGTTGACATAAAAAGTTGTCACGAATCAAAACATATTCTCTGGTCTTCTTCCATGCCATTGAATGATAAAATTTCACAATCAACGGATCTCTTACATGCTTATCATACTTTCTGTTGTGTTCTTGTTTCTCTATTGCTTTACCTTTAGCACATGAAGGACAATACTTGCTTTTCATATCGACCAGGTTGTTACATGAACTACCTAAACAAATCTTTTTTGGCATTATTACCTCAATTCCAGTTGTATAAAGGCTTTGAGCCTATTTTGGTGAATTGTACATATCATGGATTGTGTCTAATTCACTATATTGCTTAACCTATTGCAAATACATGTTTTTGTTTTTTATTAGTTCTGAATTGACAGGTTTGCATTTATGTCTAATAAACTGCTAAAAAAAAGGCTATAACACAAAGCTTTTCATCGATGTGTTAATATTCTCTTGTTCCTTTCCAATGTATATTAGCGTCTCTTTTGGTGATCTGTGACCTAGTATCCTTTGAAGGGTTGCTACATCTTTTGTCTTCTCATAAAAGTGATAACCATATGTTTTTCTAAGCGTATGAGTACCTATGTT